AAAGTAGGTTACGAATCACTAAAATTTATCCAAGATAATGCCTTATACCAAACGTTTTCACTATTAATTAAGACACCATTCTCTACGGCTGATTGGCGTGACCTCTACTTAAAATTTGTACATCCTGCTGGTTTTTATTATGAAGGTCAAGTAATTACACAAACTGAAAAGGTATTGGGTTTAACCAGTTTCAGTGAAGATCCATTGGATGTGCCATCAACGGCATTGGTCTTATCATCAGAAGGTTTCATTACACTAAACACTGCATTTACAGAAACAACTGCACTATGGGATTCCAATGGTGATACGTTGGTTGATTATAGATTCAATATATCTCAGATTATTAGTGCCTATAAGGATGTAACACTAACTCGGTTGGATGGAATATATGATACAATTGCATCACTGATTACACCCAACTCATTCACCTTTGATGATTCTGATACTGTAAGGCCTGATTTTTCACTATCACTCGAAACGATGGATAACGATATGTTTACGCGTTACCTTAGCGATTCAACTTTCTAATATAAATATAAATTGATTTATCCAAACGGAATAAGATATGACAAGACAAAGTATTTCTGTAGGCTCTGCTGCCAATGATGGCACAGGTGACACACTACGCAGTGCTGGCCAAAAAATTAATAGTAACTTTATAGAACTTTTCAACTGGATTGGTGACAGTAACTCACTTAATTCACAAATTTCTTTAGAGGATAGTGCGATTGCATTTGAAGGTTCTAGTGCTGATGATTTTGAAACACGATTAGCTGTGGTTAATCCCACTGCTGATAGAGTTATTCTATTACCTGATGCGGGTGGTACTATTGTCGTCACCTCCGCTACGCAGACACTAACAAATAAAACACTAACCAGTCCTACTATTAGTGCACCAACGATTACGGCACCAACTATTAACGATGCAAATAGCAATGAGTTAATTAAGTTTACAACCGTGGCGTCTGCGGTAAATGAGATTACAGTCTCAAACAATTCGGCCAGTAATCCAGTTATTGTTAGTGCTACTGGTGGTGATACGAATATTAACTTAAGACTTGATGCTAAAGGAACTGGTTCTGTTCGTATAAGTAAGCTAGCATTTTCATCTACTGAAATTACGTCTAATGGTGCGGCATCGGCAAACGCATCATATGTCACTTGTAATAAAGGCACAGCACTGGCCGTTACTTTGGCAAATGGTACAATAATTGGTGAGTTTAAAATCTTTACCAATAAGGGCGCTGGTGTTGCAACAATTACACCAGCAAGTTTTGCACAAGGCGCTACTGTTGCCTTGGATCAATATGATGCAGCAACACTCGTGTGGGACGGAACCAATTGGTATGTGTCTGGTCATTACGGCGCAACAATAGCATAATAGGAAATAAAAATGGCAGCAATTATTACTGATACGCTGAGAAGACAAACGGCTGATACTCTTTTAACAGAGATTTTGGATACAGCAGGAAACAATAGCTACTTTATTGGCGTAGGTAAATCGGATCAATACGACTCGAGTGATACCGTAGTTACACCAGTAAATTCTTTAAGAGAACAAAGAATAGCTAGGGCAAATCTTCAATCAGTAAAACAAATTACATCTGGTGGTGCATCATTTGTGGTACCTCGGTATAACTGGGCTTCAGGTACGGTATATTCAGGTTGGAGTGATACGTATGCAGATATTCCTGCAAATACTTATTATGTGCTTACCGAGGATAATGAGGTGTATATCTGTTTGCAGCAAGGTCGTAACTCACTAGGCATTGCTGTTAACTCTATTGTTAAGCCAAATTATACTAGTGCTGGTGTTTCACAGACACAAGCATTTGAAACGGCAGATGGGTATAGATGGAAATTTTTATATACATTAAGCCCAACAAAGGCAAATAATTTTCTATCATCAAACTACATACCGACTCAATTTGTTGCGGATTCCTCAGGCACTATTGGGTTAAACACATTTGAAATTCAACAAGCACTGGTTAAAGAAGCAGCAGTGGGTGGTCAAATTACTGGCGTTTCAATCACCAATGGTGGTGTTGGTTATGCTACTGCTCCGACAGTTACTTTTAGGGGTGATGGTTCGGGTGCACAGGCAACGGCAACGATAAGCAATGGAACCGTTGTAAAGATTGAAATGAATAATGAAAGTGCTTCATTAGGTAGTGGGTATCTTTACAGTAGTATTGAGCTTACTGGCGGCAGTCCATCAGTAAGCGCAACTGTGCGTCCTATTATTACAACCATGAGCGGTATTGGTTATGATCCAGTAACCGATTTATTATCAACCTCAGTAATGGTTGTATCAAAACCGACCGGTGACGAATCAGGTACATTCTTAACTGGACAAGATTTTAGACAAATTCTTTTAATGAAAAATCTTGAGTGGAAAGATAGTGATGGATTATTTGACGGAACGGCCGGCAAGGCATTAAAAGCACTCAGAGTTGATAACGCCGGAACACTAGCCATTGATAACTTAATGTCTGGTGATTCAGCAAGTGCGTATATTGACCAAATCAGTGGTACTACGGTATTTTATCATCAAAACGAAACCACGGGTTTTGGCACATTCGGTAATGGTGAAACCATTACTGATGATGGTGGTGGTACTGCAACCATTGTAAATGCTCAGGATAGTATCGGTTTCGGTGGTCAGGTAGATGCACAGTCCGGAGATCTCTTATACATAGAAAATAGAGCTCGTATTCTAAGAGATCCTGCTCAAACTGAAGATATTAAAGTTATTCTTACATTCTAAGGCAATTATACATGGCAACGACATTTACATCCAACACATTTGCTAATACCTATAAGGATGATTATCGCGACAGTGATAATTATTATAGGATTCTATTTAATAGCGGTAAGACACTTCAGGCTAGAGAGTTAACTCAACTTCAGACTATTATCCAATCAGAGATTGGAAGATTTGCACGTAACGTATTTAATGAAGGCGCGATGGTTAGCCCTGGCGGCATTACTGTAAATAATAGATATGAGTATCTAAGACTTGATACTTCAATAAATCAATTACCTGATGTTGATTTAGTAGGTGAAGATTTTACAACGGCAGATACCAATATCACCGTGAAAGTGTTGCAGGTCGTTGCTGCAGATGCCTTAACTGGTGACCCTGCGACGTTGTACGTTAAGTATATTGATACAGCAAATGCTCCAGCGGGTGATACCACCATTAGAGTTCCAAACGGTTCTGATATTTCAAATGGGACCTATACATTTACACTAGAAGCCTCAGGCGCTACTGGTGTTGGTACTATTGGTGCTGTTGCTGCTGGTGAATATTTTACTAAAGATCATTTTGTATTTGCTGAAAAACAAACGTATTTTATTAGCAAGTATACTTCAAATCCCACAGCAGACTTAGGTTTCCTCATCACCGAGGATATTGTAACAGCGACTGATAACTCAGCGCTCTATGATAATCAAGGGGCAGTGCCGAATACGGCAGCACCTGGCGCGGATCGTTATAGAATTAGACTCACACTTACTATAAGAGATGAGGTTGATTCGGCAGATAATTTCTTGTTTATTGCTCGAGTTGTAAATGGAAATGTGTCCTCAGAGGCCACTGGAACTAACGAATATAATAAAATTAATGAGTTAATGGCTCAACGAACCAGAGAAGAATCTGGTGATTATATTGTTAACCCAATTACTGCTAGGTTTGAGGATTTAAATGATTCTAACTTAACACTCAATGTTTCTAGTGGTGTTGCGTATGTTGACGGCTATCGACTTGAGTCACCAATCACAACCCTTACAATTCCTAAGGCACAAACCTTTACATCAGTTGTGGGTGAGAATGTTGTAGCACAATACGGTAACTACGTAAATCAACTCTCAGATTCTGCTTGCGCGGGTCTGCCTAATATTAATAGTTTTCAAGAACTTAATTTAAGATCCGCCGTAACTCACGGTGGCAGTACAATTGGTACTGCTAGGGTACGGGCAGTTGAACGAAACCAAAGCAAGATTCGACACTATCTATTTGATATTAAAGTAAACCCCGGTCAAAGCTTCTCCTCTGCGAAGAGTCTTGGTGATAGCAGCAATTCATATTTTGATATTGAGCAAACCGATGGTATTGCTTTACTTCAAGAGACTGCAAATAATTCACTATTATTTCCGTTGCCGAATAGCAGGCCAACGAGCAATGGGGTTACAGTAAACAATCTTAAAGTTCAAAGAAGGTATCAATTCACATCAAGTGCTTCGGGTACGTATACGGAAACCGCTGGTAGTTTTGGTGGCTCTGCCCTGACATTTACCGATACTGGTGATTGGATTATCACAAAATTGGATGGTAGTATCACAGCAACTTCGGCATCATTTACTCTTGCTGGTGCTCCAACAGGTACCACTGTCAATATCACAGGTCTTGAAAATTCCAAGATATATGAACTTATTGCAATGGTTGATGTTGCAACACCAGTCACGAGAGCAAAATCGGTAGCAACACGGACCTTGACTAAGGCATGGCCCGGCGCTGCTGATTCAGACGGCAACGGCCTAACTTGGTTAAACCTAGATAGAGCTGATGCAATTGATATTTTAAATGTTAGACTAAACAACGCCACAGGTAGAGATTTATCTGAAAACTTTATTTTTGACAATGGCCAAAGAGATAATTTCTATGCGCGTGGCCGATTAATCCAAAAGACTGGTTTGGCCGTACCCACAGCTAATGTGTATATCCAATATCGTCACTTCCAACATGATCCAGGTCATTTCTTTAGTGTAAATTCATACGCAAGTACTGATTATAATCAAATTCCTAGTTATCGCAAGAACAATGGCGAAATTATTCAACTGACTGATGTTTTGGATTTTAGACCAACTGTGGATTCTACTGGAACCTTTATTGAAGACCAGGACTTTATTTCACTCTTGCCACAGAATACAAACTCTATTGACGTAGACGTTGATTATTATTTACCTAGAAATGATACGCTCGTTATCAGACGTATAGAAAGTGATATTAAAACAAATAGAGCTGAGGCAAAGTACATTCAAGGTGTGCCAGATTTCCAACCGGCGTATCCACAGATACCTTCAGGTTCTATGGAGCTTTATAATTTTGAATTGAACCCATACACTGTAAGTGATTCTGATTTAACGGTTACCTTTGTAGACCATAAGCGTTATACAATGCAAGACATTGGTAAGCTTGAGAAAAGAATTAATAATCTTGAAGAGTACACTACACTCTCTATATTAGAGAACAGTACGGCAATTCAATTAGTATTGGATGAGAATGGAAATCCAAGAACAAAGTCTGGATTCCTTGCTGATAATTTTGTTGACACTTCATTTGCTGAGGTTGGTGATAGATATAGAGCGTCAATGGATCCAAGCGATAACACATTGAACACACCATTTGTTGCAAAGAATATTAGATTAATCTATGATTCTGACAACGTGGGTAATACTGTAATGCGCTCGGGTGATTTGATCACACTACCATATACAAATACGGTATTGGTAAATCAGAATCTTGCAACAGAGACAATGAATATTAACCCATTTGCGGTTATCACACAAAATGGTTATACTGTTCTATCACCATCATCAGACGAGTGGATTGAAACACGATTTGAAACCGATGTTATTGTAGATGGTGGCACTACCCGCACTATTAGAGGTAGAAATTGGCCAGGTGGAACTTTCGTTCAAACCTCAAGCAATAGGGTTAGACAACTCACATCCAATACCATTGTTGATATTCAAGTAGCACCTTGGATGAGATCTAAAAAGATTCAATTTAAATCCATTGGATTAAGACCCAACACCAGATACTTTCCTTACTTTAATAATACGGATGTAAGTTCTTGGTGTAGAGAGGAATCAACATTTACGTTATTTAGTTCTACTGATACAGATTTTGGTAATGAATTTTCCAATGCGACTGCACATCCAGATGGTAGTGGCAATTTGATTACTGATGCTGCCGGTGAGTTGATCGGTTCATTCTTCCTTCCTTCAACAACAAGTATTAGATTTAGAACAGGCCTTGCTGAATTTAAACTTCTTGATGTATCTGGTAACAATGATGCCAATGCTGTATCAGAGACGAGGGCACTATATTCAGCATCAGGCACAATTGAAACAAGACAAAGAACATTTAGATCTACAAGAAATATTGTTGGTAGAATAACGCCACCACCAGCACCAGCGGCCGATGACTTCGGTGGCTTCAGTGGAGGTGACGGACCAGGTGATCCTTTGGCTCAATCCTTTTTTGTTGATAGAGTAGAATATCCAAATGGAATGTTCCTAACACAAACTAGTGTATATTTCGCAACCAAGGATGCGGTAATTCCAGTAATATGTGAGCTTGTTACAGTAGAAAATGGTTACCCAACACAAACAGTTCTTGGATCGGCTACACTACTTCCTGCAGATATTAATATACCTGCCGATACTGGTGATATTGCTTCCGTAAGGGCAGCGGCAACAACGTTTACGTTTGCTGAGCCTATTTTCTTATCTCCTGGTGGCCAATACTCCATTGTGTTAAAAGCAGAAACCACTGACTACAATGTTTATGTTGCTAAAACCTATGAGTTCTTATTAGGCACCACATCTGCTCGTGTTAATAAACAACCAACATTGGGTTCGTTGTTCCAATCACAAAACTCGGCTACATGGACTGCAGATCAAACTCGTGACTTGATGTTTATATTGCATAAAGCCACATTTACATCTACTGGTAGTGCGTTGCTTGAGAATGGACCACCACCAAACGAGTTGTTGGCTACAAATCCAATTCGTACTGATGCTGGTGACTCTGATGTACATATTTACTTACAAGGTCATGGTTTTATTACTGGTGATATTGTCACGGTAGCAGACTTTGCCGAGGATAGTATTGGTGGTATATTACCTTCTAGCATCAATGGTAGTAGAGTTATTACTGGTGTTGATTGGACTGGATTTACCATTGGCGCGGATTCACAAGCAGATACCACACTGCGTGGTGGTGGTGATGGTATTATCGTTAACCAACAAGCGCACTTTGATGAATTCATTCCAGTGGTTCAGTCCTTGTTGCCAGAAGGAACCGATGTTATTGCAACGGGTAAATTAACATCAGGTGGTTCATACGCAGGAAGTAAGAGTAGAACTACAGGTACTAATACGAGAGGCAAGGCCGCTGCTTATACACCAATTTCATTGAACAGTGTTAACTTTACAACTGAGCCTAAGGTTATATTGACTACGGCAAGTCAGACAAAGTTCTTAGCTGGTGCCAAATCTGCAACCATTAAACTTGATTTAACCACTGAGGATACTAATGTAACCCCTGTTATTGATTTGCAGAGAACGTCATTGCTCTTGACTGAAAATGTAATTGATAAACAAGACGCTTCACTCACGAATGGTTATAATGTACCGTTGGTGTATGTGGCAGAAACGGATCCCATGGAAGGATCAACTGCTGCAAAACATATTACCAAGCAAGTTACATTGCAGGAACCAGCAGTTGGCATTAAGATTCTACTGTCTGCAAACAGACCAACTGAGGCCGACTTTGAAGTTTACTATAAGGTCGGTACGGGTGATGATGTTTTGGATGATAAACTTTGGATCTTGGTTGATAAGGAAACTATCCTACCAGCCGATAATGATAGAACTACCTATAGAGAGTATGAATACTTGGCTGGTGGTATTACTGGTACCTTGGCACCATTTACCACATACCAGGTTAAGATTGTAATGACCTCGACTAATAGTTCCAGAGTTCCAAAGATTAGAGACTTGAGAATTATTGCATTGGCCACATAATGAGTAAATTGATTAAGGTTGACGGTCATCCGGGTCTCGTAAGGGATCCGGTATCCGGTGCTATTTTGAATATAAATAAAAATCAAATAGATACTGCAAGGAGAGCCAAGGCAGTCGTAAGAAAAAATCAGTCTAAGATTGAACAACTAGAAAATGATATCTCGGACATCAAAAATATTCTATTGAGAATGCTAGAGGAAAAAAATGGCAGTAACAGTAATTAACCTATCAGATCCAGTATCAACACTGGTCACTAAAACCAATACCATCTCGGGTGATGTTGGTGATGTTGCACAACTAACCACGGGTGATGATAATGTTGTTGATGCCATTAACGCAGTAAGAGCAGCAATTATTGACATTGATGACTCATCGGAGATTGTTTCAATTTCTCGTGGTGGATTATCCGTCAACAATGATTCAGCTAGTGGATTATCCTTAAGTTATAGTTCAAGTACGGGCGTTATTAGACTAATAGGCGGCGCGGATGGTGACACTGTAAAGGGTTATTTTGCTAGTGATAGCGCCAATGGTATTGGATTTAATTTTGGCGAAGGTAAATTTGGAATTGTGGATAATACCGTTACTAGTATCAAATTTAATTCGGCGGTATCTCTTATAATCTATGATAGCACTGGGTCAGCAGTAGAAACTATCTACAGCCCTGGAAGTTAAATTATGGCAGTAAGACAACCACTATATTGGGATACCGGAAGTGGGTCCATAAAAACAATGACAAC